GAAACCGAGTGTAATTACGTCGTCATGGCTTTCATTGTCGGCGTTCTATTCTTAGCCGTCTCTGATTCCATCAGGGCGTAAATTGATTTTTAATTCTACCTTTGGGTTTTCCCCTTACGGTAAAATTGATTTAATATGTGAATGTTGTAATTTCCGTCTGACCACCTGTACCACTGTCCAAGTTTCCTGGAATTGTGAGATTTCTTGTGACCTTTGTGACTTTTCCACCACACGAAGACATGAGTTCTATGGAAATGTCGTAACTGTATATCCTGGCCACATCAATATTATATGGAACTATACTTATACCTCTTTGACCGGTTGTCACAGTTGAACTCCATGGATAACTATTTGTACCACCAAAAACATTTTTGGTGCCAACAGCTACATCCAAAGTTGGATTGGAAGCATTCCCTGTGCCACCATGAACTTCAAGAATCATTGTACTCAAATCTTCTACAGTGGAATTATCTGTTCTCCTCAACATGGCGACGATTTTTGCAAAAAATGCACCTTTATCAAACAATATTTGAATATCTTTAGCATCACCCACTCCCACACTAAATGTGTGTGCATATGTCTTACGAGAAACCTGGTTAGAGCTTGTTATAATACCACCACCTGTATGAACATCGGTTTGTGGAAGTGACCCCCCAAGATTTACAGCAATTTGTGTGAAATCAATATTACCACCAACAGCAACATTACCTGTAATATCAACATCACTGTTAATAAAAGTTGTTTTGCCCGCTGTGACCGGTTGAATATACACGTTACCAGTCGTATCTGAGTAAATATTAGAGATCCCCGCAGTTGTCTTGAGTTCTATAATGGCATTTGATGAAGGACTCTCCACCCTCGCAACACCATTAAACACATGAAACTTTGTAGCTGGGGTAGGCGTGCCAATACCCACATTGCTTGTATGAATGAGGTGCATACAGTTTGTTTGGGTGCTATTGTTGGCGACACCCATGACAAGACCAGTTGTACCCCTTGTGGCATCACTGAAACCACGCGCATATGCACCCTCGCCGTCATTTGTATATAGGAGCAAACCCGTTTCTTTATTGTCGCCACTACTTTGAAGTTTCATGAGATCTATGCTTTCAGTTGTGGTGTCATAAATATGAACATTTGCAGCCGGTGAATCCGTACCCATACCCAACTTACCATCGCCATCAAAACGGGCGAATTCATCATCGTTGTTATCGTCAATTTCATGTACAAAAGTCAAAGGACGACGAGTGGAACCATCTAATTTACTTCTAATAATATTACGACTTGTAGCACCAGATGTTGTAGATAATTCAAAGCCAGTGAGCTTAAATGAACCCCCACCCGAAAACTCAAGATCGCCATTTACAACAAGCTTAGTATTCGCACCTCTCCCATCTGCATCACCACGCTGACCACCAACAACTACGAGACCATTATCACATATGACCATTGGCTTATCTGTTTGACCATCCATTGTCTCCAAAATTTCACTTGTTCCATATAGGGATTCTCCAGATGATGTATATGTTTGAAATACATGTTCACCCGCTATGTGTCTAATTCTATCGGCTCCGTTATCAGCCGACGAAGCGTCGTTACCCTTAAAGAGGAGCAATTCGGTTCTTGAAAAATCGGTATTATATCTTCTCTCTATGATATGTGTATTACCAAATTCATCACCCGAAAGTCCCGAAAATGAAAGTTGTTGCCCGATCACAACATTACCGACAACTTCTAATTTACCCCGTGGCACATCTGTACCTATACCCACGTGACGATCCGCACTACTTATGAAGAGAGCTGTTGCAGAAGAATCCAAAACTCTCCGGTAATTCTCCGTAATTCTAAAATCATCGTCCTTTGTTACACCCGATGACCAACCTGTCAAGGCTCCGCCATCTTCAAGTATATAACTTGTAAATGCATTACCCACATTTAATTTGGTTTCTACTGCTACAATAGCATCACCATCATCGTGGTTATGTAGGAGAATACCGTTTTCAGTTGGATCTGCAAAACCTGAACCTGTGACCTCAAGAAATGCGGAGGGTTGCGTGCTACCAATTCCAACTTTTCCAGAACTTAGGAAGGTCATCACATCAGCATCAGTTTGGTAGTTATCACTCGCTAAATAAAGATCAAGTCGTGATCTAGAAGTTCCATCCGCGGTCTCATGTTTCCCTAACTTGAATGAGGCTCGGGCTCCATGTTCTATACCATCACCTTCACGAGTTAAATCTAATACACGACCCATATCAGTCGTACTTATAATCGGGTGTGTGTTGGTGATAACCATTGGTGTTTCTTGGTGAACATATGTACCACGTTTCACAACTTGGTCGTTTATTAACACAGTTCCACCGGAAGTGTGGAGTCTACCCACTGGTGACGCTACATTTATACCCACATTACTTGATTCCAAGAGAGTCAATTTGGGTGTACCCATTGTGGGTGTGGTACTCGCGAAAAACTTGAGACCTTTTCCAGCCCCAACTATATTTTCAACCCGTGTTTCCCCATTGGGAACACTCGTATACGCACGCATCGCGATATTACCCGTAGATCCCCATATGTTACCAGTTGAAATGGTGTTACTCCCAATCACATAGATATTACCCGACACTGTAAGTCTCTCCGTTGGACCTGTATTTGCGATTCCAACATTGCCATCCGAAGTGATTCGGATTCTTTCAGTATTCTTTGTCTTCATAGTAATCTTTTGTTGTGTAGCTGTTGTACTCGCGCCATAGACTTCAATAGCACTCACATTTGACGCAGTTGGACCGGATTTAAGCACAAGTACATTTGATGTACTGTCGCCACCGAATCTATCTGCGTGAACAACGAGGTTTGAACTTGAAAAAACCATTTCAGTTGTGAGATTTGTTGTTGCGGTGTTACCCAAAATTCTGAGAGTGTTTAGGGCTGTTGTATTAGCAAATATTTTGGCGCCCACGGAAAGTGTATCCGTAGGTGATAGGTTTGAAATACCCGATGGAGCCGTACCCGTAGTGCGTAACGCATTCATTTGGACATTTCCACTTATCGTCACAGGTGTCGCAGAAGTCTCATCCAATGTGAGCAGATTACCAGCTCTCAAACCAGTTGATCCAAGTATGAGACCCTTGGCGTACACATTACCATCTGCGTAGACAACATTTGAGTTTGTGTCGTCAATAAAGACATTTGAACCTACACAGAGGTCGTGTGTTGGATATGTGTTCGCGGCACCTATATTGTTTGATGTGTAAATGTCACCATATACATGAACATTAATTGACTTTGTATTGTCTACATTAATTGTGTCCGCATTTAACCCGCCGTAAGCGTCCGTTTGAAAAAAGGCCATCTCTCTACCCCGATCGCCACCGACGAAACCCAGTGCTACATTTGAAAAACCTGAGAGACCACCGGGTGTCATAACAAATGCCGTTTCTCGTGACAGCACTTCATTTCCAAAAGCCGAATGAATGACAACATTCGCAACACGCAAATCTTGTGTAGAAATATATGTCGCAGTTTCCGAAACAGTAACATTACCCTTTACAAAAATATTACCCACAAGGTTTAGATCACCGTCTTGGTATACATTACCTTGTAACATCATGACATTAGAACCCTGGTCAAAAATTCCAACATTACTACCGGCATATAGATTTGAACCTTTTATACCACCTGCAACGGTCACAACATTTGATTCTATTTCTTGAATAATAAGATTTGATCCAGATGTTGTAAATCTATCTGATAGAATTAGATTACTCGCAACTAAGTTACCATTCACCGTCATGAGATCACGACCAGATATATCAATGGCTACTTTAGTCTGACCACCCGAATCAATTTGAAATGCATTTGTTGGGTTCGTTGTACCAATGGAAATTTGATTGTCAACAAACCAACGTGATGCTCGACCAGATGTTTTTAAGTCAATTACGTGTGTAGCATCTTCATCGATGTAGAGTTTGTCAGCTACTGATATAGATTTTGATGGTGTTGTATTTGCTATACCAAGACGACCTTTCACACCGGTTTCGGGATCTATAACAAGTAGGAGTTCATTTGCTTCTACTTCTCTTGTCAAAATACTCTTGACTCCGGTAAGAGTTTCTTCTTCAACGGGTTCTGCGTCCAGATTCGCCACATAAATCTGTTCGAATCTTGCGGTTCTACCCATTTATACTTTAGTTCCCGAATAAAATTCCAGCCAAACCATCCTTGATCCTGAGGACATTATAGTTTACAGCAAAAACTGAGATATCATTATCGCCAGCCCTAAAGATACCTTTCTCAACTCCGCGAAGTATGAGTTTTGCGTTGTCGAGCCTGCTGAAATTGCATGTACCCGATGGGTTATAGTCTGATACATTTAAACCGAAGTGGTAGGCAAAATATCTCGTATACATAAGATCCTCTGAGTCAACACGGAAATCTATCTTACCATATTTTGATTTGTAGTAGTTTTGAACGGTGTGGAAATATGTTGGACTCATATTTTCAAGAAGTGGTGTTCCATTAATGTGTATATCACCATTTTTAAAAGTAAAACGGTCATTTGTTGGGTCAACATTTGTAGCTGACATCCCAAAAAATATAGACTTTACGGGGTGATTAAATGCCCCGATATCAAGGTCATTGTATCCACCTGCAGTTTGAATGGTGTTATCAAATACATTTGACATAGGAAAATCAATTTTCTGTGTTTGTGTAATGACAAAATCCATTTGCCGCTTTACAAGAGATTCTCTCTCTTCCTTGTCTAAGTATATATAGTTCCCGTATACATTGATTCGTTTCTGCGAAGCACCATAACCGATAAGACTCGTTTCGTCAAAATTGATCCTCACTTCAACTTGATGATGTGCAAGAGATACGAGAGGTAAAAATGCCCCGTGATCACAAAAGAAAAAGTGAAGTGGTTGGAAGTTTCTATTTGATGTACTTGTTTTGTTTGTGAGTTCGTCCTGTTTCGTCCAGGTCTCAGCAAGATAATTTGGCCAGATGTCTGCGTAGTAATCGTAGTGTTGAGAATCTATTTTTTGACCCCCAATATAAAGATCAATTGTTGAGTTGTACAAAAGATTTGACGAAACATTGGAGTTCTTATCAAGACCCTCAAACCAGAGACAATTTACTATATCCCCAAGAACTGGAACTGTAAAAACTGGATCTTTATCAGTAATCGTCTTAATAAGCTTGGGAGCCTGTGAAAAATTTGTATGTCTCGTAAATTTCATACGAAAGAACGAATGACCTTCTTCACTATTAAGATAAATGTCTTGTGCGCCTTTTGAGACAAGTTGTATCAATGCACCAGACATTTATTTATTAGTCAGATTATAAAAACAGACACTTTCCCTGAGGGAACTCATTCTTCTTTTCTTCTTCGGCAACCTTCCCATGGATCTTA